TGGACGACGACGCTATCAAGCATCTCGATGTGTCGTTTGACAAATCTATCGATGCCATGCTAAACTGATATACCCAATAGAAAACAAAAGGAGAAATAAAATGAGCGTAACAAAGGGACTCAAGAATATCAATGCCCTGCTTGATAAGCCAAAGTATGACGAAGATTCACCACGAGTGCGTTGGCTGAAGATTGCTGATGGTCAGGCAGTTAAGATCCGTTTTGTAGAAGAGCTTGACGAAGATTCAGCTAACTACAATGCAGACCGTGGTCTTGCTCTTGTTGTAAAGGAGCACACCAATCCAAAGGACTACAAGCGTAAGGCTGTAGACACAATGGATTCCGAGGGCCGTGACTGGGCTGAGGAAATGTACCGTAAGGACTACAAGAACAATGCAGGTTGGAAGGGTCGCCTTCGTTTCTACTGCAACGTACTTGTTGACGACGGTATGGAAGACCCATACATTGCCATCTGGTCAATGGGTGTTGGAAAGCAGTCAGCTTTCAACACAATCCGTGAGTATGCTCTTGAGACTGGAAGTATTTCCAACATCTCCTGGAAGCTAAAGCGTAATGGTGTTAGCACTGAAACAAGCTACACACTCATTCCTTCTGCTCCAGATGCAGAACCATTCAACTGGGGAGACTTTAAGCCATACCCACTTGAGTCTGCACTCAAGAACATCCCATATGCAGAGCAGGAAGCCTTCTACCTAGGCTTTGATACTCCTTCTTCTGCATCATCCACATCCAGCATCGACTGGTAAAACAATTGGGGGGTGGCTTGAATACAGGCTGCCCCCCTATAAACTTCTACAGAGAGATTTTAAATGAGTTACGCTGGACTACACGTTCACACCCACTACTCGCTATTCGACGGTATCGCTACGCCACAGGAATATGTTGACCGAGCCGTCGCCCTAGGAATGCCAGCCATTGCTATTACCGATCATGGTTCGCTGTCTGGACACCGTGAAATGTATCGTGCTGCTAAAGAAGCAGGTATCAAGCCTATTCTAGGTATTGAGGGATACATTACAAAAGACCGACTTTTACACGAGGACAAGAAAGAAAAGAATGATCCTCTAGACCTTAACTATAACCACCTTATTATCCTTGCTAAGAATGCCAAGGGGCTTGAGAACCTTAACAAGCTTAACGAACTTGCATGGACTGAGGGTTTTTACAAGAAGCCACGCATTGACTGGACAATTCTTGAGCAGTACAAAGAAGGTCTTATTATTACTTCTGGATGCCTTAGTGGTGTCTTGGCAAAGGCTATTGAAGCTGGAGAACTTGCATACGCAAAGGAGCACATCAAGTGGTGCAAGGATACATTTGGTGACGACTACTACCTTGAGGTAATGCCTCATAATCCTGCTGAGATCAATCAGACTATTCTAGACCTTGCAGACGAGTTTGGTATTAAGCCTGTGGTCACTCCTGACTGTCACCACTCTGACCCTGCACAGAAGGAAATCCAGGAGCTTAAGCTTATCCTTAACTCATACTCTAATAAAACTGAGAAGGATGCTACATACGAGAAGTCTCGTGAGTACGACAACCTTATGGATCGACTTGACTACCTTTATGGTGCAGACCGTCAAATGTCATTTAATAAGTTTGAGATTCATCTGCTTTCAGATGAAGAGATGCACAATGCCATGAAGGCTCAGGGGATTGACCGTGAAGACATGTATGATGCTACTCTTGAAATTGTAAACAAGATTGAAGACTATGATATTCAGGACCACATTGACTTGCTTCCTGCACAGTACCGTGACCCTGATGGAGAGATTCGCACTCTTGCTATGGAGGGGCTTACTGCTCGTGGTCTAGTCGGCAATCAGGAATACCTTGACCGTCTAGACGAAGAGCTTGAGATTATCAAAGATAAGAAGTTTGCACCATACTTCTTGGTGGTTCGTAATATGATTAACTGGGCAAAGAAAGAGGGAATCATTGTTGGTCCAGGTCGTGGCTCGTCTGCTGGTTCTCTATTGTGTTATGCTCTTGGCATCACAGATATTGATCCAATTATTCATGGCCTTCTATTCTTCCGTTTTATTAACCCAGAACGAAATGACTTTCCAGATATCGATACTGATATTCAAGACTCTCGCCGTGATGAAGTAAAAGAGTATCTAGTTAAACAATACCGTCACGTTGCGTCTATTGCTACCTTCTTGCAGTTTAAGGACAAGGGTGTTGTACGAGACATTGCTCGTGTACTTCACATTCCTCTTCCAGAAGTTAACAAGGTTATGAAGCTTATTGACACTTGGGATGACTACTGCAACTCAAAGTCTACTGCTGAGTTCCGTGAGAAATATCCAGAGATTGAGAAATATGGAGATCAACTTCGTGGTCGTATTCGTGGTACTGGTATTCACGCTGCTGGTGTTGTTACTGCAAAGGAGCCTATCTTCAAGTATGCTCCAATGGAGACTCGTACCTCACCAGGAACAAAGGAACGTATTCCAGTTGTTGCTGTTGATATGGCAGAGGCAGAGCGTATTGGTCTTATTAAGATTGATGCTCTTGGTCTTAAGACCCTGAGTGTGCTTGACGACACTATTAAGATTATCAAGGAACGCCACGGCATTCAGATTGAGCCATTAGAAATTCCTATGGAGGACTCTAATGTATATCAAATGCTATCAGACGGATACACTAAGGGTGTGTTCCAGTGTGAAGCTACGCCCTATACCAACCTAATCGTAAAGATGGGCGTAAAAAACTTTGATGAACTTGCAGCATCTAATGCTCTTGTTCGCCCAGGTGCTATGAATACTATTGGTAAAGACTACATTGCTCGTAAGCAAGGTCGTCAGGCTATTGGATTCAAGCACAAGATTATGAAAGACTTTACGTCTGACACCTATGGCTGTATCCTTTATCAGGAGCAGGTTATGCTTGCGTGTACAAACCTCGGCGGTATGACAATGGCAGAGGCTGATAAGGTTCGTAAGATTATTGGTAAGAAGAAGGATGCTAAGGAGTTCGATCAGTTCCAGGACCAATTCGTACAGGGTGCTTCCCAGTACCTTGGAGAAGAGGGTGCTCGTGACCTGTGGCATGACTTTGAGGCACACGCTGGTTATTCGTTCAACAAGAGCCACGCTGTAGCCTACTCTACGCTGTCTTACTGGACTGCATGGCTAAAGTACCACTACCCAATTGAGTTTATGTTTGCTCTTCTTAAGAATGAGAAGGATAAGGATGCTCGTACCGAATACCTCATTGAGGCAAAGCGTATGAATATTCCTGTACGTCTTCCTCATGTTAATGAGTCTGACATTGACTTCAAGATTGAGGGCAAGGGTATTCGATTTGGACTTAGTGCTATCAAGTTTGTATCTGATAATATTGCTTCTAAGTACATTGCTGCTCGACCATTCAAGTCATACAAGGAAGTTGAAGAGTTTACGTTTGGCAAGGGTAACGGAGTAAACAGTCGTGCTCTATCATCAATGCGTCTTATTGGTGCTACTGCCTTTGATGATAATCCTGCTAACCAGGAAGAGATTCGAGAGAATCTGTATGAGTATCTAAACCTTCCAGAGTTTAATATGTCAGTGCCAACACACTTTCATGCATTCATTGACACTGCAGAAGATTATGAGGAAAAGGGTTCGTTTATTCTCATGGGTATGGTCAAGAATATCAAGCGAGGCAAGGGCTGGAGCCGTGTAGAGATCCTAGACAAGACTGGTCTTGTAGGTATCTTTGATGATGAAGACTCTTCAATTGAAGCAGGGCGTACATATATCATTCTTGCTAGTGATAATCGTGTACTGTCTGCTGTACCTGTAGATGAAGCCAAGGGGTCTGCATCAGCACTGATTAAGTTCTTGAATTACAAGCAGTTGCCATATACAGACGACGAGATGTATGTTGTATCTTTCAAGTCACGAATTACAAAGGCTGGGAAGAAGATGGCATACCTAACTCTTGCAGATACTGCACGAGACTTGCATCCAGTCACAGTGTTCCCATTGCAATACGCAAAGGCATACATGAAGATTGAAGAAGGCAAGGCATACAAGTTTAGCTTTAACAAAACTAAAGATGGAACAACAATATTGGAGGATGTAAATGTTTGATGATCTTTGTACCGAGCTTCACACGACTGCTGTGGAGAAGGGCTTTTGGCCTGAAGATGTAGACGATATCTTTATTACCAAACAGCTTATGATGATTGTATCTGAGACTGTAGAGGTAATGGAGGCTATTCGTAAGGATAAGGGTGAACATGCTGTGTCAGATGAAATGGCAGATATTCTTATTCGCACCCTGGACCTATATGCTGGTCTGGTTGAGCATGGCTACACTCGTGTATCTCTTGATCACGCACTAGCAAACAAGGCTGGGTTTAATAAGACTCGTCCAGAAAAGAATGGAGTACGTTTCTAATGGCAATGACAATGGAAGATGTTATCGCAAAGCTTGATCCTAAGCTTCGTAAGAATCTATTTATTGGAGATGAAACACCAGAGACTGTCCTACAGCCTACGGCAAGTTACGGTCTTAATCGTGCTCTTGGTGGAGGGCTTCCATATGGTCGTCAGGTGCTTATCTGGGGCAGCAAGTCTTCTGCTAAGTCTTCTATGTGCCTTCAAATGATTGGTCTTGCACAGCAAGAGGGCAAGATCTGTGCGTGGATTGATGCTGAGATGTCCTACGATAAGGGGTGGGCTGCTCGTTTGGGGGTAGATACATCAAAGCTTATCTACTCACAAGCTCGTACAATTAACGAGATGGTAGACGTAGGTACGAAACTTATGAATGCAGGTGTAGACCTCATTGTAGTTGATTCAATTACATCACTGCTTCCTGCTATCTATTTTGAAAAGGGTAGCGATGAACTAAAAGATCTTGAGAACACTAAGCAGATTGGTGCTGAATCACGAGACTTTAGTAATGCATGGAAGATGATTAACTATGCTAACAATAAGCCAAAGCCTACTTTGTTTGTACTTATTAGTCAGAGTCGTAATAACATCTCTGCCATGTACACTTCACAACAGCCTACAGGCGGTCAGGCAACAAAGTTCTATTCGTCTACAGTAATTAAGCTGTTCTCTTCTGAGTCTGACAATCAAGCTATCAAGGGTAAGATTCCTGTAGGAGATAAGCTGATTGAAGAAAAGATTGGTCGCAAGGTTCGATGGGAAGTTCAGTTCTCTAAGACTTCTCCAGGTTTTCAGTCTGGTGAGTACGACTTCTATTTCCGTGGTCCATTTGTTGGTGTTGATGCTATTGGTGACCTCGTAGACACTGCAGAGCTTGCTGGTATCGTAGAGAGAACAGGTGCTTGGTACGTTGTGTCTGAAGACAAAAAGGTGCAGGGTAGAGAAGCATTCATTAACTATGTCCGTGAGAATGATGAATTCCGTAAGTCTATTGAGGATCAGTTAAATGGCTAGGTATAACATTTACCCAGGAATATTTCCATGTCACACATGCAAGCTTGAGTCAAAGACTATTCGTAGTTATCCAGGACAAAAGAAGCTATCTTGGATGTGTCCAGACAAACACCTAAACGAAGTTAATCTTGACACTAGAAAAGACAGGAGAGACTTTGAGCGAGAAGAATGAGAGTAAGCGTATTGGTGCTACTCAGCATAAGAACTCTGGTCGTAACACAAAGAAGGGTGATGCTACATGGCACAACTTCTGCGTAGACTTTAAAGAGGTTGGAAAGTCTTTTACACTTAACAAAGAAGTGTGGGCTAAGGCAACAACAGACGCAATCAAGAACAAACTTGACCCTGCTATTGTAGTTGTGATTGGTGATGGAGAACAGAAGACTCGTTTGGCAGTCGTAGAGTTTTCTATCCTAGAACAAATGATTGAAGAATTAGCCTTCCTAAATTACACAGAAGGCTCAGAGTAAGGTATACTAGATATAATGGAAAATACAACAACAATCGACATGGTAAACGGTCTAAGTGAAATTGCCGACTATATGGACGACAAGGAACTCACAGAGGCCCTTACTATGATCGCAAAATTAATTATCAAACCAGATATTCCTCTGGCTGTTGCTACAATCGAAATCGTTCGGTTACAAGCAATTGCTGCCAAGATGCAATTCCGTGCAACTTGGCTTACCAACGTAGACAAAGGAGACAGAGCGAAGAAGAATATCTATTATACTGCAGCCGAATCAATTAACAATTTGGTTTCCGCACTGAAGTATATTACTCGCTAAGTATGATTATGAAAAATTTATTAACTCAGGTAATGGAAAAGTCAGCAGATGCACAAGGCACTGTTGTTGCAGGTATCGACCCACAGGCTCTTGTTGAAAAGATTAAGTCTGGCTATACAGCTAATCGTGGACCACGACACCAGCAGAAGAAGACATTTGCCCCATCAACAATTGCATATGGACATGGCGAGTGTGCTCGCTACTGGTTCCTGGCTTTTAACGGCGGTACATTTGAAGACAATGCAGATGCCTTTGCAGGTGCTAATATGACTAATGGTACTAAGAGCCATGAGCGTATCCAGCAAGCAATGGAAGATGCAGGATTCCTCATTGATTCAGAGTTTAAGATTATAAACAATGACCCACCTATCTTTGGATATGGTGACGTTATGCTTGACTGGGAAGGCGAACCCCTTCTTGGTGAGATTAAGACTATGATGAACGAAGGTTTTGAGTATCGTAAAATTAATCGTAAGCCAAAATCGGGACATCTTATTCAGCTTTTGATTTATATGAAGATTCTTCAAAAGAAGAAAGCAGTTCTCATTTATGAAAACAAGAACAACCATGAACTATTGGTTCTTCCTGTTGAGATAAATGATTATTATATTAAGTGGGTTAACCAGACATTTGAATGGATGCGAACGGTTCGTAAGGCATGGGAGAACAAGACCTTACCAGAAAAGAACTATCGATCAAATTCAAAAATTTGCAAGAACTGTCCTTTATCAAAGGTCTGTGCAGATGCTGGCAAGGGAGATATTAAAATAGATCGCCTGGAGCCAATAGATGAAAACATGTCAATGGTGTGATGCTGGGTTTACTCCCAAAGTATCTTATCAAATATATTGTTCTGATGAATGCCGTGAAGCGGCAACTAAAGAAAAGATAGCACAGAAATATGCTATTGCAAGACGCAATAAACTGATGTCTAAAAAGAGGGAGTGCAAAGCATGTGGCTCTGCACTCTCCGTTTATAATGATGATGAGTTGTGTACTTTATGTTTGGTAAATCCAATAGACGTATCTAAAACACTAAAAGAAATCAAGGGAAGAGCTAATGGTAAATTTAAAGAGACTGAATGATAAGCCTTTCAGAGTCTGTAGCATTGATGCAAGTACTAATAGCCTAGCCTTTGCTATCTTTTATGGTGACGATTTAAAATATTGTGGAAAAATAAACTTTACTGGTAAGGATGTATATGAAAAAGTCGCAGACGCTGGACGCAAAACAAAAAGTTTTTTCGATGTTCTTAGTGATTTTGATGCTGTCGTTATTGAACATACTGTTTTTATTAACAGTCCTAAAACTGCTGCTGACTTGGCTCTGGTTCAGGGGGCAATCCTCGGAGGAATTGCAGCTTCTAGCAGTGCTTCTATTTCCTCCGTTTCTCCTATGACATGGCAAAACTTTATTGGCAATAAGCGTTTGACTAGTGTTGAAAAGCTTGAGATCGTTGCTAACAATCCAGGCAAGTCTGCTTCATGGTTAAAGACACATGAACGAGAAGTTAGAAAACAACGTACAATTAGATTTGTAAATACTATTTACGATAAAAATATTAAGGACAATGACGTAGCAGATGCTATTGGAATTGGACACTGGGCAGTGAATGGTTGACAAGGAGCACGATGGCTGGTAAACTGTATAGTAATGAGATGTGGCTTCGCAAGAGGTTTCACCTTGATCGCAAGAGTCCTGAAGATATTGCGAAAGAGTGTGGGGTATCTGTTGAAACAATCTACGTCTACCTTGCTAAATTTGGATTAAGGAAATCAAAACGATAATGGGAATATCAAACGAAGAACGATTCGTAGAATACTACGATATGGCTAATGCTTATAATCAAGAGATTGATATGGTTAATCATCCTAAACACTACACCTCTGATCCTTCGGGGGTAGAGTGTATTGATATTACAAGACATCGTAACTTTAATGTAGGTAATGCAATTAAGTATCTTTGGCGAGCAGGGCTTAAGGAAGACGCAAACAAAAGCATGAAGCAAAAGCAGATTGAAGATCTTCAAAAGGCAGTGTTTTATATAAATGATGAAATTAAAAGATTGGCAGGACAGTAATGGGCCGTCGTCGTAAGGTTGTTCTTGGAAAGCCAACAAAGCCTCCAGTTGAATTTAGTCGTGAGTATGAGGCTGTTCTACCAAATGGTAAAACAATTGTAGCTGGCGAGATTATTAAGATTATGGGTGAGTACGGAACTACTTTTAGATTTGACTCTCTTACAACAAATGTAGAAACAGGAGTCTCCTGGATTGAATGTCGTGAACTTTATAAAGGTCAAATTGCTGCGTTTCGTGCCTTCTATATTGAGCGTGTAAAGAAGTTGCCTGTAAGGAGGAAGAAACGTGTCAAATGAAAATCCAATAGTTGAACATCTAGACCAGATGAATAAGGTTGTTGCTAAATATCTTGAGGGTAGCGATCCAACAAAAATCTCTAAAGAACTTTCACTTCCACGAACAAAGGTAGTTGCCTATCTAGAAGAGTGGAAGATTATGGCATCTAACAATGCTGCAATTCGTGAGCGAGCACGAGAAGCTCTTGTTGCTGCTGATACTCACTATAATAAGTTAATTCAGCAAACTTATGAAGTTATTGATGATGCAACTACTACAGCTAACCTTAGTGCAAAGACTACAGCTATTAAGTTGGTTCTTGATATTGAGTCTCGTCGTATTGATATGTTGCAGAAGGCTGGTCTTCTTGAGAACAAAGAACTTGCAGAAGAAATGCTTGCAATCGAAAAGCGTCAAGATATTCTAATGAATATTCTAAAAGACATTGCATCAGAACATCCAGAGATTCGTGACAAGATTATGCGTCGTCTCTCTGATGCCTCTAAGAACGAAGAGGTGATTACAATTGTCAGGGATGTTTGATGAATTTATTGAGGTTCTAAAAGATAATCCATTTGCAGAAACTCCTGTAGATGTTAAAGCATTTGTTGAGGGCGAAGACTATCTTGGACAGCCTCCATTGTCACAGGTCCAGTATGACATTGTAGAAGCAATGAGTCAGGTGTACAAGCTTCCAGAGCTTCAGGACCTTAAGGGTACGGCTGAGGGTACAGCCTACTACAAAAAGTATACTAAGAATGAAGTTATCCTACAACTTGGCAAGGGTAGCGGAAAAGACTTTGTGTCTACAGTAGCATGTGCATATATCGTATACAAGCTTCTATGTCTTAAAGATCCAGCACGATACTTTGGCAAGCCATCTGGTGACGCTATTGATATTATTAACGTAGCTATTAACGCACAACAAGCTAAGAACGTATTCTTTAAAGGTTTTAAAACTAAGATTGAAAGATCTCCTTGGTTTGCTGGAAAGTTTTATGCTAAGGCAGACTCAGTTGAATTTGACCACGCTATCACAGTTTACTCTGGTCACTCTGAGCGAGAATCTCACGAGGGCCTAAACCTTATCCTAGCCGTCCTTGACGAGATCTCTGGGTTCGCTCAAGATGTTAATACAGGTAATGATCAGGGTAAAACTGCCGATAACATCTATAAAGCATTCCGTGCTTCTGTAGACTCACGTTTTCCAGATGTTGGTAAGGTAGCCCTGCTATCGTTCCCTCGATACCCAGGAGACTTTATCTCTCAACGATATGACGATGTTATTGCTGACAAAGAAGTGGTTACAAAGCATCATAAGTTTATTATGAATCCAGACCTACCAGAAGATTCTGAGGGTAACGCATTAGAAATTGAATGGGACGAAGATACTATTCTTAACTATAAGTATCCAGGAGTGTTTGCACTAAAGCGTCCTACATGGGTAGTAAATCCTACACGACAGGTTGACGACTTCAAGCTTGCTTTCTACACAGATATTGGCGATGCGATGCAACGTTTTGCCTGTGTGCCTACTTTTAGCTCCGATGCATTCTTTAAGCAGCAGGACAAGGTTCGTGCAGCAATGACACTTCGCAATCCACTAGATACATTCCGTAGGTTTGATGAAACGTTTATTCCAGATCCAGATAAGATTTATTTTGTACATGCTGACCTTGCACAGAGACATGATAAATGTGCTGTAGCAATTGCACATGTAGATAAATGGGTAAACATTCAGGTAATTAAGGACTACCAACAGGTAGCCCCAATTGTTGTAGTAGACGCAGTAGCGTGGTGGGAGCCAAAGGTAGAGGGTCCTGTAAATTTGTCTGAGGTAAAACATTGGATTCAAAATCTTAGACGCTTAGGATTCAATATAGGAATGGTTAGCTTTGACCGCTGGCAGTCATTTGATATTCAGAATGAGCTAAAGCAGGTAGGCATGAGAACTGAGACTGTATCTGTTGCCAAGAAACACTATGAGGATATGGCTATGCTTATCTATGAAGACCGACTTGCTATGCCAGCTATTGATCTTTTATTTGAAGAGCTTACAGAGCTTAAGATCGTAAAGCAGAACCGTGTTGACCACCCTCGTAAATCTTCTAAAGACCTTGCAGATGCTGTGTGTGGTGCAATCTTTGGTGCTATCTCTCATACCCCAAAAAGTCTTAACCCAGTAGTTGAGATTCACCAGTTTTCTGGTGACAAGAAAAAGAGAGACGAACTTGACCCACCAGGGGAAAATGTGATAAGCTATGAACCACACAAAGTTGAATTACCTCAATGGTTTGACAGCATGAATTTAATGTAAGGGGTATAATGTTAGATATAGTCTATTACTCAAACCGTAGCGGAAACACAAAACGATTTGCACAAAAACTAGAAATTGCAAATACATATAGCGTATATGATATTGCAGTAGCATCAAGAGATTATGTGTTATTTGTGCCAACATATGGTGCAGGTAATGATGGACATCATGTACCAAAAGCAGTAAAAACTTTCCTATCTATTAAAACTAATGCAGATCATCTTTGTGGAGTTGTAGGATTTGGGAATACAAACTTTGGAAAAACATATTGCAAAGCAGCAGAAATAATTGCTAAGAAATTTGGTGTTCCTATTTTAGGCAGGGTAGAGCTATTCGGCACTCCCGAAGACGTAATAGAGATTAAGGAAAGGTTGGAGATATTTAATGTCACAGTATAGTTATCACGAGCTAAACGCCATGCTGAATTTGTATGGTGAAGACGGCAAGATCCAGTTTGACAAGGACAAGGAGGCAGCTAAGGCATACTTCCTGGACCATGTTAATCAGAACACTGTGTTCTTTCATACCCTTGAAGAGAAGCTTGAGTATCTTGTAGAGAATGAATACTACGAGCAAGAGCTTCTTGACATGTATGAATTTGATTTTATCAAGTCACGATTTAAGCAAGCCTATGCTGTAAAGTTTAGATTTCCCACATTCCTGGGTGCGTACAAGTTTTATACATCCTATGCTCTAAAGACATTTGATGGTAGTCGATACCTAGAACGATTTGAAGACCGTGTAGTAATGAATGCTCTGATGCTTGCTAGGGGGGATAAAAAGCTTGCTACTAATCTAGTAGATGAAATTATCTCTGGTCGGTTTCAGCCAGCAACTCCAACATTTCTTAATTCTGGTAAAAAGCAGCGAGGTGAATTCGTGTCGTGCTTCCTTCTCCGTATTGAAGACAACATGGAATCAATTGCTCGTGCGATTAACTCCTCCCTACAACTATCTAAGCGTGGTGGCGGTGTTGCCCTTAACCTTACGAACCTTCGTGAAGTAGGTGCTCCGATCAAGAAGATTGAGAACCAGTCTTCTGGTGTCCTTCCAGTAATGAAACTACTTGAAGACTCATTCTCATATGCCAATCAGCTAGGTGCTCGTCAGGGTGCAGGTGCAGTTTATCTTAATGCTCACCACCCAGACATTCTACAGTTTCTAGACACAAAGCGTGAGAACGCAGACGAGAAGATGCGTATCAAAACTCTCAGCATCGGCGTAGTCATTCCAGACATCACTCTTGATCTTGCTAAGAATAACGAGGACATGTATTTATTCTCCCCATATGATGTTGAGCGTATCTACGGTGTGCCAATGAGCGATATCTCTGTCACTGAGAAGTACCAGGAAATGCTTGACAACCCTGAGATTCGTAAGTCTAAGATTAAGGCTCGTGTACTGTTTGAGCGTATCGCAGAGTTGCAGTTTGAGTCGGGGTATCCATATGTAATGTATGAAGACACTGTTAATAACGCCAACCCTATTGAAGGTCGCATTAACATGTCCAACCTTTGCTCTGAGATTCTTCAGGTAAATACCCCTACAACATACAATGCTGATTTAAGTTATGATCAGATTGGTAAGGATATCTCCTGTAACCTAGGATCATTAAACATCGCAATGGCTATGGAGTCACCAGACTTCGGAAAGACTATTGAAACCGCTGTACGAGCACTCACAGCCGTTGCTGACCTGTCCTACATTGAGTCCGTAATGTCAATTGCAGAGGGTAACAAGAAGTCTCGTGCCATTGGTCTTGGTCAGATGAACCTTCATGGTTATCTTGGTAAGTCAAAGATCCATTATGGAAGCGAAGAGGGTGTTGATTTTACCAATATCTATTTCTACACGGTACTATACCATGCCCTCAAATCGTCTTCGAAGATGGCACAGGAGACTGGAAGCCCCTTTGAAGGCTTTGAGAAGTCTAAGTATGCTACTGGTGAATTTTTTGATAAGTACATCAACCAAGAATGGAAGCCAGCAACCAAGAAGGTAGAGAAACTATTTAAAGATGCAAATATTGATATACCGACTCAGCATGATTGGGAGAATCTATCTAAGTACGTTAAGAAGCATGGTCTATACAATCAAAATCTACAGGCTGTACCCCCCACTGGGTCTATTAGTTATATTAATAACTCTACCAGTTCGATTCACCCCATTGCGTCACAGATTGAAATTCGTAAGGAAGGAAAGCTAGGTCGTGTTTACTACCCTGCACCATTCCTTACAAACGATAATCTTGAGTATTTCCAGGACGCATATGAGATTGGACCAGAGGCTATCATCGATACCTATGCTGCAGCAACTCAGCATGTCGATCAGGGTCTTTCATTGACACTGTTCTTTAAAGACACTGCGACAACTCGTGATGTAAACAAGGCACAGATTTATGCATGGAAGAAGGGTATCAAGACTATCTACTACATCCGCATTCGACAGCTTGCCCTTGAGGGTACAGAGGTTGACAACTGCGTAAGCTGCATGTTATAATTGGAGATACTATGATTACTAGACCTATTAACTGGAACAAAATTGAAGACCCCATTGACTTGGAGGTTTGGAATAGACTTACGTCTAACTTCTGGCTACCTGAAAAGGTTCCACTAGCAAATGACGTACAGTCCTGGGCTACGCTACATCCTGATGAGCAAGAGCTTACTATGCGTGTGTTTGCTGGCTTAACTATGTTAGATACCGTACAGGCAACTGTAGGAGCTATGACACTAATGCCAGACTCTCGTACCCAACATGAGGAAGCGGTGATTACAAACATTGCATTTATGGAAAGTGTACATGCTAAGAGTTACTCAAGCGTGTTCTCTACTCTATGTTCTTCAACTGATATCGATGCAGCTTTTAGATGGTCTGAGGATAATCCTTTTCTACAAAAGAAGGCTGAAATAGTTATCACCAGGTATCGTGGAGACGATCCATTAAAGCGTAAGATTGCTTCTGTACTTCTAGAATCATTCTTGTTCTATTCAGGATTCTATCTTCCTATGCACTGGTCAAGCCGTGGTAAGCTAACAAACACTGCAGACCTTATTCGTCTTATTATTCGTGACGAAGCAGTTCATGGGTACTACATCGGTTATAAGTTCCAGCAAGCCTTCCAGGATGCCTCTGAAGGCCGTCAGGAGGAGCTTACAAACTATGCCTATGAATTACTCATGGAACTTTATGAGAACGAGGTACGATACACAGCAGACCTATATGATAGCATGGGGCTTACGGAGGACGTAAAGGCGTTCCTTCGTTACAATGGAAACAAGGCATTAATGAATCTTGGATTTGACGCACTGTTTCCAAAGGAAGCAACAGAGGTTAACCCCTCTATTCTTTCTTCTTTGTCACCCAATTCAGACGAGAACCACGACTTCTTCTCGGGGTCAGGGTCTTCATATGTAATTGGAAAACATGAAGCAACAACTGACGATGATTGGGATTTCTAATGGCTAAGATGGAAATGGAAGATTGGATTGAAATTGGAATTGATCAAGGATGGATTAGTCCTGGATTTTGTTTCACACATGAAGGCGACCCTTATATGACAGAAGAAGAAGCACAAGATTGGGAAGATGGTGGCGATCCCTGCTGCCCCGTATTTAAGGTATTAGTTTAATGACAAATAAAATCAAGTTTACTTATATTGGAAAGTATCCTTATAAAGTTCATGACCATCCCAAGCCATCGGCACAGCAATTGCCAGATTGGTTTTCAGATATGCAATCGTATCGTTCAACGGAAACTAACCCAGATGGCAAGAAGTTTGAAATTAGAAACGGAGCGAGTACAGCAACAGCAAAAAAGTGTACGCCAATGCTTGATGCTATTACTGGTGGTTACACAGTTTCTTTATGGACCGATGTTTGGATTGAAAAAAATGAAACTGGAGAGCAACAGGTTTCTTGGAGAACCAAAGATGCTGTTTTTGCTGAACATGGACCATCCGCATCCCTAATTGCTGGACCCCCAGGATACAACACTGCGGTTTTAAAATATCTAACAAACTTTAGAGTATCAACGCCTCCAGGATATTCTATCCTAGTAAAACCTCCAGGAGGATACTATGATTTGCCATTCATGCCGTTGACAGCAATTATTGATACTGACAGTAGCGTTATTGACACCAATGTTCCAGTATGGCTTAAAAAAGATGTTTCTGGTGTGATAGAAAAAGGCACACCAATTGCACAAATATTTCCATTTAAAAGGGAGAGTTGGGAAATGCAGGTTGACATGATGGAGTCTGATGATTTTGATATTGATGTTGATCGTGGTTTTTCTCGTACACTAATTAATAACTATGTTAAAAATCATCGCTATAAAAAAAGTTTTAAGTAATATTAAAAACTCCCTGCTCCTAGCATGACTCATAAGAACCATTCACTGGAGCAGGGCTTGGGAATGTTGCATAATGGTAGTGCCTCAGTCTTCCAAACTGACGGTGAGAGTTCGATTCTCTCCATTCCCTCTAATGGTATAATTAAACATGACTCAAACATATCATGGTGAAAACACAAGAGCAAGATATATTATTTATTGCAATGACTATGCTATGGCTGCAAATTATGCAACAAAACAACGATGGGACATGTCGCAGTGGAGACATCTTTATGACGATGTTGCCCCAGGAAGAGTAGTAGTTTTCGAAAGACAGAAGGAAAAAGACAATGATGACATCTGAATTTATATGCAAGACTTGCAATGAAACAACTGATCAAGAATCTGTTTGTCAAAATTGTAATGTAAAGTTTTTTGATAAGTTACTAGCTAACGAACAGAGGGTCGAGCCGACAGACTGGATGCCCGAGGGGTATCGAAAGACGCTCATTCGTCAGATTTCTCAACACGCGCACTCCGAGATTATTGGTATGCAACCAGAGGCAAACTGGATTAGCAGAGCACCTAGCTTAAAACGCAAAGCAATTTTAATGGCTAAGGTTCAGGATGAAGCAGGTCACGGTCTTTACTTATACTCCGCAGCACAGACTCTAGGTACTGATCGAGAAACAATGTTTGATCAGCTTATTACTGGAACAGCTAAGTATTCGTCAATCTTCAACTACCCCACCCCGACCTGGGCAGATATGGGATCCATCGGCTGGCTGGTTGATGGTGCTGCTATTTGCAATCAAGTGCCGCTGTGTCGTGCATCATATGGTCCATACGGACGAGCAATGGTTCGTATCTGTAAAGAAGAGTCGTTCCATCAGCGTCAAGGGTTTGAGATATTACTGCACCTTATGCGAGGCACAGATGCACAGAAAAAAATGGCACAAGAATCAGTAAATCGTTGGTACGCTCCTGCACTCATGATGTTCGGACCACCAGACGACAACTCTCCTAATTCTCAACAAAGCATGGACTGGAAAATAAAACGTTTTAGTAATGACGAACTTCGTCAACGTTTTGTAGACATGCTCGTTCCGCAAGCTAAGATACTAGGTGTCACCTTGCCTGACCCTGACATTAAGTGGAATGAAGAACGAGGACACTTTGATTTTGGAGAGTTAGACTGGACAGAGTTTCATCAAGTCCTGGCTGGTCATGGTGCAGCTAACACAATTCGTCTTGCACGACGCAAAGAAGCTCACGAAGATGGTGCATGGGTTAGAGATGCTGCTCGTGTTTACTCAGATAAGATTTATAAGGAAAAAACTAATGCCACTATATGAATTTTTGTGTAAGACATGTGATGAAATATTAACTGAAGTAAGAAGTCCTGAAGATAGTGGCAAAGAATCTATCTGTCAGACTTGCAATACTCCCAGAAAACGGCTATACTCTAGTATAGGCATTGCCTTTAAGGGCAATGGTTTTTATTCAACTGAGAAGTAAGAGGTGTACAATGACAACAACGATGGAAACTGAAACGGTAGCAGAGGAAAGCACTGAGCGTCAACTGACACTTAATGATCGATGTGATGCTTGTAACGCAGGAGCATATGTAAAAGTAACAGGTGTAACTGGAGAGCTTTTCTTTTGTGGACACCACTATACTGAGTTTGAAAATACTAAAAACATGAAGGCCTTTGCATTTGATGTTCTTGATGAACGACCATTTCTTATGGGAGAAAACCGAGCTAAGGGAGAGCTGTAATGGATTCAAAAATTATTGACGAAATGATTTTAGCTGGGGTAGTTGAAGTAAGCGGAGTTCACAAAGACACTGGAGAACTTCTTTATGGCTTTAGTCCTAACCTAGACAAGCTTGATCCACAATTAAGTAATCATATTAACAATTTGTTTCATGGAACTGTAATGATTCTTTGGGAAAAAGGTTTTGTAAATGGTAACATGGAAGACGAAGATCCAATTATTAGCATTACAGAAAAAGGACTTGACAGCTTTGAGATAGAAAAGCTTAATTATATGGAAAAGGCAATTCTTAATAACTTAAAGCAATATCTTTATGAAGAATAAAGTATAATTGACTAAGGAGCAATATGTAATACTTCTTGGGAT